GTCTATAGCAATATCAAACTGCGGCTCTGTATCTACTATGTCTCTCTTTCTAGGATCAAACTGTCCGTCGTTATAGTTTAAAGCCGTGTCAACCTGAGTCCTACAGAACTTGATGTCTGCACCCGTATACTTATGGGTGCAATTTTCTGTGTAGTGTGCGTAGCTTCTATCTAGTATTTTAGAGACAAACGTTTTAGTAAATAAACTTCTATTGGTAAAATTAACTTTGCCTATAGCGTCGTCTTTAATATACATACTTTTTTTGTCTGGGTTTTCTTGAAACTTCTTATTGCACGAAGCTAAGACTTCCATAACTTTATGAACCACAGTTCCTAATTGTGCCTTCTTGCCAGACATTGACCGATGCCCCAAGACATAGGTGATAAAGTATTGCATCTGACAATAGTCATAATTGTTGTAAGACGAGCTTCTGATATATGTAACTATCATATTAGTCCTTTTTTATTTTGTGGATACCTGTAGGATTTGTTGAGTCTTCTTTTTTGGAAAAGGGTCTTTCTTCTTTAGACAAGACTGATCCTAGCCACCCCCAAGAGTCTAGAAGATCTATAATGCTTCTGTTTGTTTCTAAGATTGTTTTATTAGAATTATCTATTGTAGCGTCTAAACTATCCCAGTTTTCTTTGATTGCTTGTTCACTTGCGTGAGAGTCCTCGAAAGGAGACCTAGATAAGCCAACCACCTTACCGCCCTCGGCTTGGATTGCCTCGATTTCGTTTACAAATCTACAATCATCAATCACAGCCAAAAGAGGTTCTTCTCTACGAATGTCCTCAATACAAGCCTGAACCCAGATAGGTTCGTAAATTCTACGCATAACATCTGTTCCCAGATACTGCAAGAAATCTCTAACGGTCATTGGCCCCTTCTTGTGGTAGCTCAATCCTTCGATCTTCTTGCTCTTAACTGCATCCCACTTCTTTTTGTCCGTGACGATTCCCGGCATATTTTCCCATCTGATGTGAGGGAGTACTTGGGTTTTGTGTGCTTCTGTTCCGTATACCTGTTCATATTTCAAACCAAACAGACCTACAGCAATTTCTTTCAGAGCACTAGCGAACGAATACTTCTTGACAAAAGGCCACATGCTATACATGGCCCATTCAGCAAACTCCATATCTGTTCTATTGATATCAAGTATAACATTGCTTGTTTCTTCTTGCCCTTTTTCGTTAAGGATCTCTGTCTCTACAGCAAGCTTGCCCTGTTCAGTAATACCAAAGTTCTCTACTACGCCATAGCACTTCATTTGATAACCATGAATAAAATTGGAACATGTGCTTTTGCCAGACTGCTTTGTGCCCGCAAACGCTAAAATCTTACTTTGCATTTAGTATTCCTTGTAATTGGTGATTTAGTTGTTCTTGTATTTGTTCTATATTCATATCCCCTACGTCTTTTTGGGATATCTCAGGCCTAAAGTAATTAAAGCGTCTTCCGCATTTCTTGACTATCTGTTGATAAGCCTTATTTCCGGCCTCGTCACTATCTGTGAGTATGATTAGATTTAATGCTCCACTTTGTTCAAGCAGTATTAGTTGATCTTCATTGATGCTGGAACCAAAAATACCCACAGTATTCTCATAGCCAGCCTCATGCATTCGCCAAGTGTCTCCTTGGCCTTCAACTAAGATCGCAGTGCTGGTCTCCAATATTCTATCTTTAGCAATATTTAGGCCGTAAAGCACATTCTTCTTAAAGCCTCTGCTATGTAACCACTTAGGTTTCAAATGTTCTTTAATTGATCTACCAACACAACCTACATAATTATAGCCTTCATCGTACACTGGGACAACAACTCTTCCCGACATTGGCTGATTTTCTGCCAAACATTCTCCAACATCAAATTTTTGTAAGGTTTCTTTTTGATAGCCTCGTCTTATATAGTACGCAGAAGGTATATCTATCCTTTCCCTGATTTCATCTCTAGACACAAGAGCTTCTTCTCTGGCCACAGTTCTGTTAAAAACATCTATAACTTTTGTGCTGCGGTCAAACGTTACTTCAGATAGTTCATCAATACCCTTTTTAAGAAAATGTAGGCAGAACGAAGCCGTTTCATTCATTGAAACTTTTCTATCTCTAGAGTTAGTCAAGCATCCTCTCACAAAACCAAAGAGATTATTAGCAAACTCTTCTTCGCAATGATGAGTCCAGCAAGACCAGTTTCCTTTTTGGGTAAGACCATCGGTAAACACGCAACATGCTTCCGGATTATCTCCCCCATGTACAGGACACGGGAACGCTAATCTATTTGGAAATTCAACAAAATCTATATCAAAATATTCTAACAACTGGGGCAGTACATCAAATAGCTCATTACATATTGATGATATCGTCTTCTGATCCAATCTCTTCTGTTTCAAATCCTTCTTGTCCGATTCTACCATTTTCATGAATTTCGTTTCTCGTTAAACCTTGTTCAATTCTACCAAATCTACCATGCATTTTCATACTAACATAGTCTCCGTCGTCTAAACCCTCTCCATGACGAGCCACAACAGGAACCAATTTTCTATTACCATTATCTATGCCGTCCGTAGCCACCTCTTCGTCAGACTTCATTTTAAAGATAGAGAAGCTTGTACATAGCCAAATCAACCTGTCCGAACCAGATACTACGTCTGTAGATTCTTTAGTAATACCGTCCCGGTTCAACTGAACAAAGGCTATGCAGGCTACATCATATTTAACCACAAAGTTATGAAGTTTTGTGATCTGAAAACCCAGCACTTGGTACTCTTGCATAGAGGCACTAATGCCCTCGGACCCCATCAACTTCAAATAGTCATAGACTATCAAGCAATCATTTGTCTTACCGTTCTCATCAAACCCTACATGCTGATAAATCCATTTTCTCATCTGACTGAGAATGTTTTCAAAAGATTCACCGGCGATACTAATATAGTGATATGGGATACTCTTTAGCTTCTCCGCCGCATTGAGAACCTTTTCTTTTTCTATCTCGTTCTCGCTAAATCTACCAGTAGATATCTTGTTAATTTCTACGCCAGAAAGGTTGGCCAAGATTCTATTATAATGATCTTCTTTAGACATCTCCGTATCTAAAACCAATACGGGTATGTTGTGTTCTGATGAGACATGCATAGCGACAGCATCGCCAAACATGGACTTACCTACCTTTGGTCTAGCTGCTACAAGATCAACACATTTTCTACGGAGTCCTCCTCCGATAGATACGTCATACGCAGGAAAACCACTAGGTATACCAACAAAGTCAGAAACATTATCACTAAGGTAGTCTAGATAATCCTCAAGACCTTCACCAATAGTTTCTGTCTTTTTGCCGGAGGATTGATAGATATCTCCCGTAGCCTCAAGTAGAGGCTCTTCAATCTTGGAGACAATATCCATTACGTCTTCTTCGCCCGTAACAGTCCCTAGTTCTTTCTGACACGCCTCTAGTGTTTTGGAAAGGTCTCTTGCTAACTTAAGTTTAGCTATCTTTGCAGCGTATGTCCCGACGTTAGACTTGTGAATAGGGAAGTTGAATAATGACCTAATAAAGCCAACTTCTTCCTTGCTGTTTATTTGATCGGAAACCCCAAGATCATTAGCGGCAGACAATATAGAGGATAGTTCTACCTGAGTATTTTCAGAAATAGACTTATATATGCAGTCAAATATCAACTGATTCATAGGATCTGTAAAGCTCCTAGAGTCAATGAAGTCAACTTCTAAATAAGCATCCAGTCCATACTGACACAATGCCGCAAGAACAGCTCTTTCGGAGGCTAAATCTTCTAATTTTATCTTCTTAGGCATTTGTCGCATACAAAAAAGTCCCTAGCAAACTGTGGATGTACTTCAAAGGTTGTTCTACATCTTTCGCAGAACTGGCTTACTTTCTTAAACTTGGGCCTCCTTCTCTCTGTTATTGGTGCTTCTGGGGTTTGGTTGTTTTCGTCTTGATGTTCTGTGCCATCATCTCTAAACTTATTAAACCTCTTACCCTCTGTGACAGGAATCTTGTTTACTTGCCCAGAACCTTTGTTCATAACGAAGAGTCCGTCTTCCCTTTTTTGTTCAGGAGACTTTTGTTCTTCCTGACTTGCAGGAGGATCGTCACTTTTTACATTTGAGTTTAGTATCTTTTGAATCAGCTCTGTCCTTTGTTCATCAGACAGAGATTCAAGCAGTTTACTTACATCGTCATCACCCATTTGTTATCTCCTCTTGGATAAGTTTATTAGTATATCAGCCATGCTCTGGACTCTGTCTGCTTTGCCGTTAATTATCTTTATTCTAGCTTCAGCATGGTTCTTTATCTTTAAAATGTCCGTAGCCAGAGGGTTCTCTTTTACAGCCGAAAAAAACTTTTCCTGCCATTTTGTATACTTGTCTCCGTACTGACTAAGACTACTAGATATTATAAACCATAAACTGGATTCTGCCCAATCTAAAATCACTTCTTCTTTAGATTTTACTGAATGTATGTACTCGGCATGAGCGTAAAGCTCATAAGCACAGGATAAACACTCTTCCCGATTAAGGTTGTCTAGGGCGAGAGCTTTCATATTTAGTATCATTGACACGGTTTCGTTTTCTTGAATTTTGGGTAGACTTTTGGACGATGTCCAGTTTTCTACAGCCTCCATAAACTCATTCAATCTTTCTTCGCCAGTCATCTACGTCCTCATTAAAATTGAATTCTATAATTGTGATGTCGTTCAGGTCGCACCATTCTTTTTTATCTCTGTCTCTAGCCTTAGCCTTAAAGAAAGCTAACTTAGAAGCGTAGTGAAAAGAGTTGAATTTAAAGTGCTGTTCTCCATGAACCTCTATTATCAAGTTTCTATTTGGTATAAAGAAATCGGCACGCAAAGTGCCTTTTCTTATTGATGTCCTTGTGCCGGTCAGTGAGACCTCTTCAAGTATTCTATCATACGGAAAGCATTTGTCAAGTACCCCTTTGGCTTTTTTATGAAGTTTTGAGGATTTTGAAGTGCTTCCGCTACTAGGGTTCCAACTGTGCTCCCTGCCATCCAGACCTGTCACTTTCATATATAGCCTCAAGTTTCTTAATAGACTTCTTCATCTCGTAACCTTCCCAGCAAAGCCAAGCTTCTGCAACCGTAACTGCAACTATAATGGCATAGCTAAGTTTCTTTTTCACGACGTTTTTCCCTTCGTTTCAAGACTTTATTTTCCTCATGTTTTAATCCTAGCAGCATTATGACTGCGACTAGTATCTCTATTGTCCATGCCAAAAGGCCAGCCTGCATCGCATTCATTAGAAAAAACCTTTGACCTTTTCTAGAATACCGCCACCGCCAAGACCTCCCTTTGAAATTAAAAGGTATGCCACGATAGCACCCGCTATGATAAAAAATAACCACTTTCTTTTATTTGCGACTGCATACGCCTTTGCTGTAACTTCCTGTATCTTGGCTAGCCTGAAGTCTCTCCGGCTTTCCTTCTTGTCGTTTATCGGTTTATTTTTGTCTTCTTTTTTCTTAAATAGTGGCATTAACTTATCTATTTATTCTCCTTTTGTTCGTAGTTTTGTTTGTTGTCGTCGTAATATTGCTTATTGTCTAGCACTGAAGTTGCTTCATGCTCATGCTTGAAATAGTGCTTGAATTGTTTGTATAGTGCCTTAACCTGCTCAAAGGCTTCGTTTTCATCTATCTTGCCGCCCTGCTCTAGGTCGCAGATGATAGACATCTGTATGTTAAAGGCCTTAAACGGATCGTCGTACTTTTCAAATTTAAATTTGCTCATTATCTCCAACCCTCACGCAACACCCTAAGTGCGTTGCCTCCTAAAAATTTGCTAATTACTTCGTCTGAATATTTCTGTTCCCCATTGTTTCCGGTTAGGCATTTTATGTACTTAGTGATTCTAGGAAGTTCAGACATATCGGTTATTTCGTCTGGAGGATCAGTAAACCCATCGAAGTCTGTTCCAATCCCCACAATATCTGAGCCACCAATCTTGACTGCGTGCTCTAGTGTTCGTTCTATGTACTTTATTCCTAGAGGAGTATCGACAGGACTAATCCAGTAGTTCATGAAGATAATACCTAAAACGCCCCCATGATCAGCAAGCCATTTAAGCTCCCAGTCGTGTAGGTTGTATGGATCTGGATTGATTTCAAATACTCCACTGTGACTACTAATGACTCGGTTTTGTCTGTCGCCAACTATGTCGTAAACTTCAGCTCTAGCCTTCGGTGTGCAGTGTGCGATGTCGATGATCATCTTAAGGTCACACATACGCTCAACTACCTTTTTGCCTATTTTAGATAGTCCAATATTCATATCCCAAGCACCCATTAGGTGTTTCCAATTGCTTCTCTTTATACCATAATTCGGATAAGGAAATACAGGATGTGCTAAGAGATTGGGATAGAAGTGTGCTAACGTAAGATAAGCAACACCCCTCTCAGCAAAGTAGTCTAGATTATCTAGAATCTCTGTCTCTTTTACTTTCATATCTTTAGAAGTCTCGCAATCAAGACCCTGAAGACTATGACCTCCTTCAATAGAGTGTATAAGAGCTAGATCTCCAGCATCTAAGATTAAATCTAGTTCCTGTACACTTTTCGCAACGTTGACTACTCTAGCCGCTTCATGTTCAGCCAAGGCCTGTTCGTTGTGTTTCATAACCTCTGCCTCCATGTCATTCATCATATTGACAGTGGCGTCAAAGTAGAAAGGGTCGAATACTCTTTTTCTTACTTCCGGAGAAAGGGCTAGTGCTAGTTTGATTAGACTTTGATCCTCTAACCACTCTCTTTCTGGTATATAGCATGTAGATAGCACAACGTCAATACCGCCCTCTTTGAGCAGAGGAAAAGTGCTACGCTGACTAAGTGGCCAAAACGCACGTTTAAACATACCGGCCAATAATTTTGGCTTGCTAGCGGACAGATCTCTATCTAGTAAAAACCGCTTTAATACAGCATGGTTGTGTAAGTCAACAACCGTAGACTGCTCATGTAAATCTCGCCAATCCATATTTAGTTCCTTATAGCATACTTTTTACTGATGCTTCTAGTATATCGACAATCTTGGGGTTTGAGTTTAGAAATTTATATAATTTATCCTGACCCTGAAACTTAAATGCCTTTGCTAGTGCTTCTTCGTTTTCCACATCTAGTTCTGGATTAATTTCCTTTGCTAAATCTTTAAACATACTCATAAAGCTACAAGTAAACCAAGCACCAGCCTTATCTATTAGCCCTAAGTCACAAGACAACATAAGTATCTCCTGTGTCTTGTCTATTCCGTGCCCATATCTTAAATGGCTCTGAACCTGTCCTCCCGGAGCACCCATAGAAGAGCAGATAATTCTCCAGTTAACGACTTGGCCTATTCTGTCTCCGGTCGGGTTGAGCCAAGGTGAAACAGCGGACACCTTCTCTCCTCCGCCAGCAATTTCCATTCTTGTATCGGCCTGATATTGAATCTTATTTCCGCCGTCTGACATTTTAGCCTTACCAAATCCCCCCGTGTTTGCGATATAATGAGTAATCGCAATAACAAGACCGTGTTGGCTGGGCAGCAGTTGGCCTATCTTCTTTGTAAATATTGATAGTATTTTTGGCAATCCGGCACGTCCGGGACTAAAGTCTCCATCCAATTCTTTTTTTGGAATCAAGGACGAGATTGAGTCAATAATCAGAACAGCACCGTAATAGTCAGGATGACTCAGCATCTTGTAGGCAACGTCTAGAAAATCTTCAGCGGGTAGAGGTTTGTCTTCGGGTGCTATGATTTCCATCTTTGCTGGGTCTAAGTCAGCAACTTCAAAGTTCATATCCTTAAGTCGTCCCTCCGCGTCCAAGTAGATGATAGGTCTACCTTCTTTCTGACAGTTGGCGGCGATCTGCATAGCTGTTGTCGTCTTGCCCGACTTTGGGTCTCCGGTGAGAGTCAACCAGCTACCTTCTCTGATACCACCCCCTAGTGCAATATCTATAGCGGGGCTGACTGAGATTACCTTGTAGTTCTTTTTTTCTTCAAGAACATCCGTTCCGCTACGGATAATTTCTCCGTAATCTTTAATGATCTTTTTCAAATAGTCAGGTGTCTTTGTTTTTGTTGCCATCTACTTTCCTCAATTTTGACATAAGTGTATTTTTACTGGGTTGGGTTTTACGGGGCTTGTATTCTCCCTTTGGAATTTCTACAACATTACGCTCCTTCTTTTTTTCCTCGTCTATTATTTTCTTTGATTGCTCTACACCCTCTTGCACAAAGTCTAAAGCCAAAACAAACTTCTTGCTCTTATGTAGAAACCCCAACGAATAGACACTACGTCCTCTCGGACTATTCAAATAGTGCAAGATAGATTCCTCACAAAACTTTTTGATAAGCTTTGAGGCCACCCTTACTTGGGTTTGATATTGTTCATTCTTAGAACTATTCCAAAACTTATATTCTAGGCTACCTTTGTTCTCTCTTTCGCTTCTTCTTATGCATACCATTTCCGCAATATATTGCGAGGCACTACATGGTTCTGACGTTGAAATACTTTTGTACTTTTTCGCTTTTGAGTTTTGGTGAGTCATTTTTAAAAATCATATTTTCCAAATTATACGTTGATAAGCCTCTTACAGACTCTTGTTGTTCAAACTGATTGTTTGGCCAAGTGTATTTGGCCACATTTATTTGTTCGCAAGAGTCGTCTAGTAGCAGCACACTTAAAGTCTGAAAAGACTGCGAGTGTTGACCGTCCATAGACTGTTCCTTTGCGATTCCCCTAAAGACCGCAATGCCGTCAAGACCTTCGGGGTTTTCAAAAAACACTTTATGCTGGGCACCAAACATATACAGCTCAACTTTAGACGGCAGAACATCATATCTCTCGCAATGACACTTAAGTCTCTTCCAAGGATTCTCTAGCTCCGGCCTTTCGTAGTCACCGTAAACAACTGTTCCGTCTGTCAAAGTTATCTGCCAGCTTATCATTAGCTCTTCATGACAGAGCTTCTTCATATGTCCATCAAAGTTAGTGCATATGTGAGTTCCCAAATGCATCACTATTCCTTAATCTTATGTATATACTTTCTGTATCTAGGAGGGCTTTGTACGTCTTTCTTTTCTTTGTTTTCGTCTGACGCAATAGAAGCCGCCTGAGTCATAACAGTGACGCCTCTTTCTTCTTTTCTAGCAAATAACGATGAAACGTCTTGTGTGGTTTCTTTAGCAATGCCTGCTAGAAACTTGGTCAAGATTGAAGTACTTCTATCCATCTTTGAAGCTAGTTCTTCAACACTAGAAAAGTCCTTAGCGTTGGCACGGATAAAATCTCTTTCTTCGTTTGATAGTGGTCCTTTTTTCATACTTTACTCCATAATTAGTCTTCGGGCTTTAGTGTAATATAGTCTATTCTTTGATTTTAGGTATTTCTCGTATTGCAAAAATGCCTTTTCGGAAACCTTCTTATATTTGTACATAGTCGATAACCTCTTTTGGCTATATCCAAAGTCTATGGAATACGGATCAATGATCTCACCTCTTCCATACCGTATAAAGAACTGCTTAGAAAAAAGCTCGTCCCCGTTCATAGTTTCAACAGTCTTAGCTAGTGCGTTTTTTTCATCTGCGTTCT